GAAATGATACCAAAGATGTAAAGAAAAAAGGTGTTAGAGGATTTTTACAAAGATTAATACCTGGAGGTGATACAGGTAAAGAAACAGTCGCAAAAGATGGAGCTTTAGAGTCTTCTGCTGTAGACTACAAGAATTTACAAACAGCAAAAAATAAAGCTGGCTACTTATCAAGAGATGTAAAAGCAGATAGAACATTTGAGGTAGCTAAAAAAGTAGTAGATACACTTGATTATAAAGTACCAGAGTCTGGTATTATGGAAATTATGGAGCTTATAAATAGATATGATCAAGATGCCACAGGTGAAACAAAATTTATGAAAGAAGAGTACGAAGGTACTAAAACAGGTGATAGTACAGATCTGGGAATTAAACACGATGCAAATAGAAGTATTTCAGCACCAAACCCAGACAGATGGGAAAAAGAAAGATTTATGCCAGACGAAGACTATATGGATGCTGCTATGTTAAGAGCAAGACTGGAAAAATTACCAGACTTAGCTGAAAGAGCTGGTACTACACAAAATAGTGAATATCAGAATACTGATAAAATGGTAGAATGGATGCTATCACAACCAGACTGGAATAATATGCCAGTAAATGATAAAGAGAGATTTATTCAATGGTTGAGAGATAAAGGTGGTGAGTTTAATTATGGTAGATCTATTATGGATTACTATGAAGAGATGTTAAATGAAGAGTCTGGCAGAGCAGGTAGTAGAGATGCTCAATATTATAAAAATACATACTCATCAGATGCACAAAAAACCAGGAATGAATTAAGAAGACAAGCTGGTATGGAAGCTAAGAAAGATTGGGAAATTAGATAGTGAAATTAGCTAAGCCTCAAAACAGGTTAAAAACAGGTCAATTTAAAAAAGGTAAATCTGGCAATCCTGGGGGTAGACCCAAGAAGGGAATAGCTATAATAGATCAATTTAGAAATAACCCAGATGCAGCTAAAGTAATAAAAAAGATTTTTAAGACAGCTCTAACTCTTGGCACTAATAAAGAACATAAAGAAGCTATGGGGTGCGCTAAGGTGGTTGCTGATAAATTAATACCTACATTAAAAGCTCAAGAGGTTAAGATGGAGACAGGTAATGATGTAGGCTTTGTATTTATGCCAAATCAACAAGAAAGTGAGAAAGAGTGAATGTACTATGGAAACCACATAAAGGGCCTCAAACATATGCCTTATCTATTAAAGACTGTTATGAGTGCTTATATGGTGGCGCAAGAGGTGGTGGTAAAACAGATGCAGGAATTGTATGGATGCTTAAAGAAACTGCAAATTCTCTCTTTAGGGGTCTTGTTATCCGTAGGACTGCTGATGATCTATCTGATTGGCTTGATAGGGCATCAAGAATATACACTAACGCAAAATTTGTGGGGAAACCCACCAAGATAGAATTTCCTTCTGGTGCTATAATAAGGACTGGACATTTAAGAGATGACCAGGCTTATACAAAGTACCAAGGACACGAGTATCAGAGAATGCTCATTGAAGAGTTAACTCAGATACCAGATGAAGAAAGCTATTTGAAATTGTTATCAAGCTGTAGATCAACTATAGATATTAAACCTCAAGTATTCTGCACAGCAAATCCAGGTGGTAAAGGACATTCCTGGGTAAAGGGTAGGTTTGTAGATGGACATAAACCAGGTAAAGCATTTAAGGATAAGGTATCTAATAGATACAGAATATTTATACCTGCAACCATAGATGATAACCCTACTCTTATCAGTACAGACCCAGATTATGTGAGATTCCTGGATAGTTTACCAGAACCACTCCGTTCAGCCTGGCGAAAAGGTGATTGGGATGTGTTTGCAGGTCAATACTTTGTTCAATGGCATCCAGATGTTCATACAATAACTGATCACGAGGCAAGAGATATTGGTTATGGAAAAGCATACAATAGAAAATTCATTGGGATTGACTGGGGTTATGCTGCACCGTTTTGTGCTTTATGGTGTGAGGTTACACACGACAATAAGGTGTTCTTTTATAGAGAATTATATGGAACAGAGAAACATCCAGCAGAATGGGGTAAAGAGGTGTTTGAATTATCTAAAGGTGAAGAGATAGATATGACTTTAGGAGATCCAAGTATGTGGGCCAGGAATCCAATGTCCTGGAATAATCCAGCAACTGCTATGTTTACAGATAAATCAATAGCAAATGTTCTTGAACAATACTGTAATAATATGGTACCTGCTAATAATAACAGGGTGAATGGATGGAGGAATATGGCTCAATTAATGCATTTTAATGATAAGTCTAAGCCTAACTTTTATGTGATAAAAGATACCTGTCCAAACCTTATAAGGACAATACCAATGATGGTAAGGGATGAAAAACATCCAGAGGATATAGATACAACATTAGAAGATCATAGTGTGGATGCCTGTAGATATGCATTATCACATATCCAGGTACCAACTATACCAGTACAAAAGAAACCTAAACTCCAGCTTGATATTGAAAAATTAATGGAAGAACCAAAAGATAACGATTGGAGCTATAATTTTGGCGATTAAAGACTATGACATAGATACAGATATACCTATTAAGGATCAAGCTGGTTATTCACCAGATGAATCAGATAGGAAATTTGTAAAAAAATTAGAAAATAAGTTTGATGCCTTCAAGAAATCTAAACAACATAAAGTTAATAGATGGAGAAGGAATGAGGAATTATATAATGGTGAGTTTTTAAAACCATTTAAATTACCTAAATATAAATCCAGAGTAGTTGCTAACACTATCCACTCTATTGTAGAAACTATCTATGCTATATTAACAGATAGATTTCCAAAAGTAGATATTATGCCTAAAAAAGAAGAACAGGTAGAGGCTGCAAGAACAGCTCAAGAAGCTATTGAATCAGAGATGGAGAAAGCTAAGTGTATTAAAGCTATTAATGGTATGAAAAGAGATGGATTAATATACGGAAATGGTTTTGTTAAGGTATGTTATAAAGATGGAATCGTAGATTATAGTGTTCCAGATATATATTCAGTATTTGTAGATCCATTAGCAACCAGTTTAGAGAATGCAACTTGCGTTATTTTTGCTACACCAACCTATATTGATGAAATTAAAAAAGATTACGAAAATGGTAAATATGTTAGATCAGAAGGTAGATTGGATGAGTATAGGAGTTTTATTAGAAATGCAGAAGAAGATGATGGTATACCAAAAGGTTTAGAAGATAATACTCATAATCAGTCACCTATTGAAGGTAATTCTGGTGATGTAGATTATGCAGGAGGTCAAGCATTATTAAAAGAGGCTTGGTACTTTGAAGGTGATAGGCTATATACAGCTACCTGGTGTGGAAATGTTTTATTACAAAAAACAGAATCACCATACCAAGAAATGCCTTTAGTTATGTTTCAAAACTACCAGGATCAACATCATTTTTGGGGTAAAGGTGAACCAGAAATAGTGGAAACTTTAGCTGTAGGTACAGCAATATTGTTAAGTCAAAGTATAGATAATATAATATATCACGGTAATCCAGCTCTTGTTATGTCTAAATCTATGGCAAAAACAGTAGGAAATAGACCAAGTGATAAACCTGGTCAAATTTTCTATACAAATGGCCCACACGAAAAAGTTGATCGTATGGCAGCTGGAAATATATCATCTTCAACTCTACCTATGATGGAATCAATAATGAAGATAACAGATGTGGTTTCTGGTGTTCACGATATTACTCAAGGTAGAAACCCAAGTGGAGTTACTGCAAGTAGAGCTATTGCTCAATTACAGGAAGCATCTCAACAAATTATTAGAGTAAAAGAGAGAGAAGTTGGTGCAGACTCTGTTGTGGATATTTATAGAAAAACTTTACAAATGTTAAGAAATAATTATGAACATACAATTACCATTAGAAAATATAATGAGGCAGGAACAGGATTTGATTTTAGTCAAATACCTCCATATTTAATAGATCCAGATATGGACTATAAGTATATACCAGGCTCATCTATGCCAGAGTCAAGAGCATCAAGGATTGACCAGGCATTAGATTTCTTCCAAATGGGATTATTATCACCAGAACAATTCTGGAGATGGACACAAAAAGATATATCTAAAGAAATACTTGAAGAAATATTAATGGTAAAACAACAACAAATGCAGGCTGCTCAACAAGACCAACAAATACTATCAGAGTCAACTGATCCAGATGAGATTATGAATGCAAAATTAAGGATAAGAGAGGCTATGGGTTATGGTCAAGGTGATGTGCCAGACGAACAAGTGCCACAAGAAGGGGGTCAAAATGCCATCTAAAAAATCAGAAGAGCAAAAACCTAAAGAAGATAGTAAACCAACTAAAGATACAACAAAAAAAGCACCTGTTGTGCAAAAACAATTAAGAAAGAAGAGAGCATTCTTTTAATGATAGATAAAAAAATATCTTTAGGAACAATTTTAACTGGTATGACTATAATAGGGACTTTTATTTTTACCCAAGGGTCAACTCAAACAAAGATAATTTCTGTTGAAAAAGAACAAACAAACACCATTAAAAGGGTAAAGAATAACGAAGACAACATTGTTAATCTAAAAATTTCAGTAGGAAAGATAGAGACTCAGCTTGATGACAGGTTTGATAGGTTAGAAGAAATACTTATGGATTTAGAATGAGTTTAAGAAATAGAAAAATAGTAACATTAAATCAATGGTGTAAAACAAATGGTTATGATGGAGTAACACAAGAATGTATTAACTCTGCAAAGAACCAAGAAGACCCTAAATTACAGGGGATGGTAAAAAAGCATTTAATTAGAGGAGTAGCAAAGAAATGAGTTTAGAATATAAAAAGAAACAAAAGGTTAATAAACCTTCTGGAAAATATATTAGTAAAGGCCCACACAAACCTGGTCAACACGGTGGCGCAGAATATGTATCAGATACAACCAGAATTGTAAATACTGGTGGTTATTCTGCTGATGCATCAATGATGGGTAATACAGCAGCAAGATACCATATTACCAGTAGATTTGGAGTTAAATCAAGATCTCATAGAAGCATCAAAGGTTCAACTGGTAGACAAGGCCTTGCGCAACAAAGTGGTTCTTTAGTATTTAAAGGATAAAAAATTTGATTAGATAAGACCAACTACGAAAGGAGTGTCTAAATGCCTAATCCATATAACGAGATTGAAATCTCGGAAGAAGAAGCAGCATCTGTTGTAGCAGATGCAAATCCGACTCAAGAAGAGAAAGGTTCTGAGACTGTAAGTGAGGAATCAAGTAACCAAGAAGTAACGGAGAGTAATGATCAAAATCCTTACGGACTTTTTGATAATGAAGAAGACAGGTATATTGAAATAGATGAAATTCATAAATGGAGAGAATCTTATAATAATATGTCTGACTGGCAAAAATCAAATACCGAAAAGGCTCAGAACATTGCAAAGTGGGGTAGATTTATGGAAAAAGTTGAAAGTGATGAAGACTTTAGAAGCCATATATCAGAATATTTTGGTGATGATAAAAATACTATTAATTCATTTGGACTTAATGGTATTGAAGCTATAAAAGAAGCTGTAGAATCATCAGAGGAAAATACAGAGACTCAAGAACCAAAACTACAAAGTTTAGAGGAAAGAGTTAATGCTATGGAACTTGACAAAAGAACTGATGTATTAGAGGTGCAGTTTAATCAGTTTGTTGAATCAAACAAAAGTGCATTTCCAGATCAAGATCAAGAGGTTCAATTCTTACAATTTATGTCTGATAAAGGTATAAAAGATTTTGGTGAGGCTTTTAAATTATGGAATTATGACAACCTCCAACAACAGCTACAACACTCTAAAGAACTGGACAAAAACAAAGAACGAAATGAAGGCAAAGTTTTTCAAACAAAAACAATTGGAGCTACTAAAGAAAAAACCAATTCTACAATCGCTAAAGATTATAAGAATGTTTCTTTAAATAATCCAGACATTGCCAAATATTTCGAGTAAACAGAATAGGAGTAAATAAGTGGCTTTAAATTATAATAACTTAACTGCTTTAACTCGTGATAAATTTTTACCTGTCCTGGTTGATAATATTTTTAACTCCAATGTTTTAACTTTTAAGTTACTTAAAAATGCTGAAAAGTTAGACGGTGGTAAGAAAATTATAACACCAATAGAATATGGTAAAAACGGATCTCAAGGGTTTTATGCAGGCTATGATGCTTTATCAACAACTGATACTGACATCATAACAGCAGCTGAATGGGACTGGTGCCAGGCTTGGTCTGGTATTACTATATCTGGTGAAGAAGAACATAAAAATATGGGTGATTCACAGGTATTAAGTCTATTAAAAAGCAAATTAAAAAATGCTGAAAAATCTTTAAAAGATTTATTTGGTGATACTTTATTTGCAAATGCAGCACCTTCTGGTGGTAAATTTACATCACTACTTGGTACTGGAACAGTTGCTAATGCTGTGTATGATGATACAGCATTAATTGATCTTGCTGCAGGTAATAGTGACTCAATGTTTCACGCACCTGGTGATATAGATAACTGTATCATTGGTTACAAAAGAACATTAGGTGGTATTAACTCAACAACAGATGGTGATAATTGGTGGGATTCATCAATATCTTCATTTGCAACTGGACACGATCCAATAACAGCTGCTGCAACTTGGGATGACCTTGTTGCTGTATCAAATGGTACAGCTTCC